GTCGTCTTGAGCGTAGAGGATTGCTTTCTCCACCGACTTGGCGTTTCTTTGCTCGATTACTTGATCGACGTATCTGTCGATTTGTCCGCCTCCATACTGCACGGATATCTCCGTAACCTCGTTTGCGAGGTCAGGTAGTTCGATCATCACGTCAACCTCATTGACGTCGGGCGAATGTTTCGCGATGGCTCGGAATATCTGTTGGCGGGTGGGCGAGGTAAAGTCGTCTTCGCGCAAATGTTCCAATGCGATGGCCGAGGATCGGCCCGATTCATCGCGCATGGAGGATGCGAGAACTGCAATCTCGGCTAATGAGAAATCAATCACACTCGTTTAATGCCTTCCCACTCGTCCTTGTCTTCCGGTAGGCGTTCCTTGATCCATCCGCGACAGGCGTTGCGAAAGGTAGCGTTCCAATCCGCTTGGACGTGTCCCTTCCCTTTCGCCCAATCAACGAATAACTGAACCGCAAGCTCATGGTTCAATCCTTCATCTTGGGCAATGCTTTTGGGTGGATTGAAATCATCTGAGATTGTTGTGCCTTTTTTCTTCCTTGGTTTTCCACTATTCGTGGCATTTTTGGCCTTATATATATAATTAATATTTCTGGAAGAAATATGTTGCGCGCGCGAGGGATGCCACAGATACTCCACCAAAAGTGGAGTTATGGTGGAAACTGCGTTTGTTCCGAATTTGTCGCAATATTCTTTCAAAGCATCCGAAATCCACCTCGGAATCTTGAGTCTTAACTCTACCTTTTCGTCACCCTTTTCAGTCATTGTAAACGTTTGATAATATGGAAATGATTAGCCAAATGAAGGTCGCTGAACTGGCGATGAAAATGACTGTAAATATTAGATATTCTATGATTTCCCTCATGGTTTTATTCTTACTCCATACCCCAAGGCAAAGGGTAAACATCCAACGATGGCGCTGGTTTAATTTGTGGAATATTTCCACCTTTCGGCAGTCTAATAAATGCCATCGTCTTTCTTTGCACCCAATTGTTCCAACACATGATGCCCGATCTAATGATGAAAGACGTACAAGTCCTTGATTGTTCGTTCATATGCTTGATCAGTCCATTCCGATATATCAACTCAGGAGTATTCGCGCTCAAATTTACTCCAGTAAAAACTCTTTCCAAGAAAATGTCCGCACACGAATCAGTAACCTCAAAATCTAGATTCTTTCCTTCAACTCTTCTGAGCAAATAATGCAAAGATGCAATTGCGCTTTTCTTTAGTCTGAGACGCTTGTACAAGGATTGAGCTTTTGCGCAAGATTGTTCCAAGCCCGGATATGCTTTCGCAACTTCTTCAATTTCTTCGTTGCCAATCGTTGCTCTTGTACTACCACCAACACCAGGTGCAATAAATCCATCTTGATCAATTTTGACCAATACGGCAAGCGATGATGCGATGTTGGTTACGTTTGTATACCCAGCGATTGACAAAATGTCAGACCCACCACGCTTCTTTCCTTGGTCCAAGGTACGAAACGCATCATCGTTTGTTAAGTATACGCACAAGACTCGAAAAGGTACTTCAGTTTCGACACAAGCCATAAGCCTATGTTGCCCATCAATTAATGTGTTTCCATTAAATATGATCGGCTCTCCATTAAGCACCCACTTTCCCGCCTTAAAAACTTTAGCGTATTTCTTTACGGTATTCCTGCTGATGTTTCTATTTTTTATTTGTCCATCTATGATTGCTTGGGCTTCGTGTGGATAAATAGTTCTTACGCGGCCTGATAAACCTGATTCGGGATCAAATAAATCAGATGCTGATTGTTTTTTTCTAAACGTTAGTGTCATATCATTCTTCCTTCCATTGTTGTTGGTTAAGGAGAGCGACCAGATCGCTCAAGCGACAAGTGAACATACTCTCCGAGTTACTTCTTCTGTGTATGACGCATGGGGGTTTGTCTCCTGCGTCTGAAATTGCTTGGCTAAAGGCTGAGTATAAATCCAGTCTTTCTACCCTTTTTGCTTCAATGTGAAACGGAAACTCTTCGCTTACCACATCAGGGCTTTCCCCGCCGCCGGAGAACTGTTGTCCTCGACGGCTAGGGAAACCATTATCTGATAGGTAGTTTGCTAATTCTCGTTCGTATCGTTTGCCTTTGTTACGACTTAGTTTTCCCATTTGGCTTGTCCTTCGTTTGCCTGATTACACCTTCAACCGTTGAGTATCCCGCCTTGCGTTCAATCATTGTAACTATCCGATCCACGACCGCATGTAACACGATTAACGCTTCATTATATTCCGCATCATCAAGGTGATCCTTGGCGAATTTCACGCCTTTCCTGAGCCTATCGATTTCCAAGTTCATTGCCATAAGTGCCTTACGTCGTTTGCGTGAAACTTAGTTCTACATTTTACGAATGTAAAAATTTGTTCACCTACGAAGTTCGCGGTTTTGTCATTCACATGCGTTTGAGTCGCAATGACTTTATGGTAATCCAATCCTTCAATCCCCAAGGGCTTGATTCCTATGGTTGCTCTTTTTACCGCTTTAGTCATGGAAGGCTGGGATATTTTTCTTTTATGCTTTTGTATAAGTTCTGCGATAGTTTCAATCGAGATGTCTCCGGTAGGTTCGACAAACTGTTTTGGAGCGGGACGTTTAATTTGTCTAATTGTGTTTTGAATTTGTTTTCTCGCTTCCGTATACACCTTGATTTGATCGGTGCAATGCCTACTAACCCGCCTAAGTTTGTTGAGTGCGTCTTCCAAGTTCATTGCTCGTCCTTCTTTCCTTCATTAAACCATCGCATGGCGTTGGCGAATTCATGCATGTCCACGCGAACCTCGTTTCCAATTTTGCGGGTTTCCAGTTGGAAGGCTTCGATGATTTTATAAACGTAAGGTCGTGAAACTCCGAACATACTTGCCGTTCTGGTGACCGATGAGCTATTGAATTTGTTGCTTAGATCGAGGGTCTCCACGGAATCCGAATAGCCTGGCCATATGCCGCTCGATTTGCATTGTGTCCATAGCTGACATGCCCGCCGCATGTCCTCCCTATGGCGGTCTATGTCCGAGCCTCTCAGGGTGTAGACCGAAACCACGTAAGGTGGTTTCTTTTCCACGGCAACGAAGATGAATTGTTTCGGGGAATATCCGAGCATTCTCAATCCTTCCATATAGAAACATGCTTGTTGGGCATATCCGTAGGTTCTCACCGAAGATGCAAAACCTTTCTTGCTTCCATCTTGCGTACTCTTCAGGTCGATTACAACGTCGGCATCCGGTAGGAAGTAATCGGGACGGATTCGACAATCCGCGCCTTCCATAGTGAAATATCCGCTCCCTTCAATGATTGCATCCACCTCCGCCAGGTATGCGGAGACTACGGGATGATCCAAACAGGACTCCGCCATTTCACAACAAACGTCGTAATCGGATGCCGATAACCATTGCTTCTCGGGATATTGCGCTTCCATCTCCGCAAATGCTTCCTTGTATGCATTTGTCCGTGGTCCGTTACCGTCAATCTGATCGGGCTTTTCTCCGAACTCGGACTCCACCTTGCTCGGTTCTAGGACCAAGCTATGAAAACACCCGCCCATCGCAAGAGCGGGTGTTTTCGGTTGCGGGTTGTCCAAGCCATACTTAACGTGTGCGGGACTAGAACTTATTATCTTTCGAGCAATTGAAGAGGATAATTCAGGTCCACTATGGTACTCGCTATTACTGATTCCAGTCTTGAGCATCAGAATGGTACGTTTGGATCGTTTGTTTCAGGCTTCGATTCCGACTCAGGTTCAGGATCGGGTTCAGGTTTCGGTTTGGGTTGCGGTTTGGGTTCTTCCGCAACGTCAAACGGATCACCGGAATCGTACAAAGCAGTAAGATCAACCTTGGTGTCGATACAAACCTGACGCTGTTCATCGGTCATCTTTTTATGCGGCTTGGCCACCATCGCATAAGAGGTTTCCAAACCCTCGCCGTTCTTGATGATGTCGATGTCGTATGCTCGCGGATCGCCCCAATCGGGGTCTTGGCAGTAACTATACAGGGTATCCTTCAAAATCTTCTGCGTGATCTCCAACACTTGCACCCGATCCTCGGCATAGTTGTATACCTTCATGGCAAAGAACTCCTTGGGTTTGTCCTCAAACCTTCTGGGTGCTTCTTCGCCAACTTTCCAACGGTAAGGTTTGCGCCCACCGTCTTCGTTGGTTGCCCATCCGAGCATACCGTTTATGAATCCATTGTCCGCATGGCTTCCGACTATGCGGAAAGAATTTTTGCCTTGTTGTAGCTTTACGTAGTTTCCACTTCCCCCGCCCGAATCCGGCGCTCTCTCCATATTATCTAAGAATGTCATAATTTAATTAAGTTAATTGTTGATTAGGAAAACCGACAAAATAACCCTTGTACAGTACTGTCAACACAAAATAAAAAAAAGACCCGTAGGGAGAGATACCTACGGGTCTTCAAAGAAAGAATACTAACAATAGTATGGGGGAAGGTTACTTGTCTCTTTCGATTTTGTCAAGCCCTCCGAGATATTTCCAATAAACCATATCCAATGGAGTCCCTTGAAGCATCGCACCTTTATATTCTTTATCACCATACAATGCGCTTATGTCCTGCCAAGCTCTATCGAAGATTGCAGTAGGTGGTAGTAGCATTTCAAGAGTTGCTTTTGCAGGACCCTCGCGTCTTGCTTTGTTTACGATGTAGCGGTTGATACCAAGTAGTCTCCAAAGGTTATCCTCGAATAACTCATCACGCTTTATAGGCCTGCCGTACAGCGTATCCTTAATCATATCGGTACTCGCATTGGCAGCACCGAATACTAAACCGAGTCCCGTGATTTTAGATATTGCTTCAGCGGCGGCTTTTGCGGCCTGCTTCCTATTACCTTTCTTGTAAAACTCGTTTGCTCGATCAATGTCCTTTTGTGCGGCTTCGCGAAATACATCAAATTGTTTTACGGTAAAACTTTTAAGCATGTACATGATACGGGCATTACCGCTCTGATTGTAGAACTTGGGCATCTCTCCAAGTGTGGCAGGATTGAGGTCCAAGAACTTGTACCAAATTAATTCTTCAACTCCTTTGGGTAATTCGCCTGATGTAGGATTACTCTCACGCAACTCCTTTACCATCCGCCCTGCCCTGTCTTTTCCAAACACAGGAGTGAGATCATCTTGCAATGCCTGCGAGTTCTTCATCGCTTGGGCTTTGTACTTCCTCCATGAAGCATTCATGGTAGTATTCTTCGCAAGCTGATCTAACTTCTTTAACCCGGTGACCGTAAAAACCTTATCCAACGCATTTGACAATCCACCTGCGCTTGTTGCGGCATCAATATTGTGGTCCTTTAGATTGAAGTATTTTACGAAATCAAAGTTTTCCTTCTGATTAAACAAAGACTTGAAGGTATTATCGAATCCGTTGAAGTAAATACTGTACGCCAGGTCTCCGAGCTGAGTGATTGCCGAGCCAAAGTTTCCCATCACTTGGATGTAGTTCAGATTTTTTACACCTGCAATAAATGGATCAACGGTCTTACCGCTGAAGCGAGATTGTATTATCTCTTTTAATTTTTCGACATCTTCAGGACTCAAGTCGTTTTTATCTTTGAGAAGTCTTTGCGCAACTTGTCCGGCAAGCGAATCATCCACCTCCATATCCATGCCGATATCCGCACCTTGCCTATCTCTACTCCCCTCAAATCCTACCTCTTCACCTCTTGCGTTCGGATTGCGGTAAAGAAACTTGCGTCTCTCTACCGCTTGCACAGTACGACGGACATAATTATTTAACGCATCCGCAGGATCGGCGTACCCATCAATCATGCGCTCATCAGTAATTAATCCAATTTTACGCTCCTTCAGATTACCGGGTAACGAAGCTCCAGGTTGTACGGGGAATCCACGTAATGTTCTACTTGTAATCTCCGCAGCGATTCCTTCAGGTATAGATTCTATACTATCAATACCTTCTTTCTGCGCATATTCTTCTAAAGCTTCTGTGACCGCATTCGATTCATCTCCCTGAAGCGCTGAACGAAAGGACTTATAATCTTTGATGAGGCGTGGAAAGTATCCTTTTTGATATCCCACATCTATACCACCTTCTTGCCTTGCGTAATTGCGAATATCTTCGAATGCTTTTTGCATTTCTGCAAACTCATCACCTACCTTCTCTGAGACATTGAGTTCATCAAGCATGATACGAATCTTAGCCATGTCTCCATTCAAGAGATGCAATTTAAACTCTCTTTGTTTTTTCTCATTCCCCTTGAGACGCTTTGTCATCGAGGTAATAAAAGGAGCGGTACGATCTAAGTATTCGCGAGTCGTTGTATTAATTGTGCCTTCGTGCTGCCTGAAGATAGCGTTTATCTGAGGACTTATATTTTTAAGCTTGCGGGATAATGGGACCAACGCATCGCTTACAAATTCTTTTGCATAGCTCATTGCCTGACTTGCGCGACCTGGCGGGATAAACGGATTATCAGTAGTACCTTCGTTTATCTTCTCAGCTTTCACGCTATCAGGTGCAGTTTTCACCGGGTCTGCTTTTACTTGGGCTTGCGTCTTCTTGTAGGTAGGAGTTTTCTTAAATTTACGAAATGCTTTAGGACCAAATCCTGCGGCTAACAAAACTCCTATTAGCAAAGGATCAAACCCTGCTTTTTTCATTTCGTTCTCCTCATCCTCAGTAAACATAGATATAGCCGCAGAAGCCCCCGCTCCGGTGGTTAATAAACCGCTAAAGTATTTTTCGTATCCCTTACCAAGCTTCTTTTCTGCCATTTCCTCATATTTGTTCATGGGGTCGGCTTGCTTCATCGGACGGTCACGCATACCAACAGAAGGGTCAGTCGGAGCCATTTGAGCGGCTCGCATATCATCTTGTAAATCTAAAAGATTTATACCGTTGCGCTTGTAAATTCTTCTAAGGTCTGCGTTTAAGCGAGCGCGTTCTTTTTTTGCTCCTTTTCCCTTACCTAACTTATGATCTAACGCAAGAATACGGTCTTTAAGAAAATTAATCTCTTCAGTATCACCTAACTTTTGCAAACCTATATCAGTTATTTTATTTAATGCACGAAATACGCGATTGTCAGCTAGGTCTTTACCCTCAAATATTTCCTGTATTGCCGCGATTTGCTCGGTTGCTTCTTCACCTTTTGTGCGAGCGGCTTTGCTAACTGTGCTTTCTGCTTCAAGTAATAATTGATTTTCTAAACCACCGAGCAGTAACTCTCCAGGAGTCTCAATGGACTCAGACCCCTCAAGTTCTTTTGGGTTCCATACCCTTAACCTACGACCACCTAGCGCACTAACAGTAGGTCTACCAACCGCAAAATTATCCATACCCCCTGCATCCTCGATTTTGTTTTCGAGAAGCTTAACAACTTCGGGACGAGTCGCACCTTCGGGTACATCTATGTCTAATGTGTCATTTAGGTATTTCGCTTCTACCGTGCCAAGCGTACCACCGAATAAGCCACCAAATAATAATGTACTAGCAATCTCCTCCTGCGTTGGTGCGCGATCCTCGTCAATAAAAGTACGAGCAGTAAGTTCTCCCGTAGCGAGTCCTGCACCTTGGCCTGCACGAATTGCAGTTTTGCCCGCTGTCCCTACATTCGCAAACTTACCGACAGGAACGGCCCCTAATGCAGTTGCGGCACCAAGTTCACCAAGCCCAACTTCTTCCTGTAATCCGCGAGCGATTCGATATTTTTGTGATAAATAATTGCCTGCCGCAGAACCTCCAATGGCACCCTTTGGGCCAAGAGTAACACCTCCTAGTATTGCGGGAATAACCTCAAGTCCTATACTGATGGCGGTATCTGCTGTTGTGGCTTCAACAGGATCAGCTCTACTTAGAGGGAAATTATTTTCTTGAAAATAAAGATCATAGTTAATCCCAACAGAATCTTGCTCCTGCTGATACTTATCAAAGTCTATACTTATTGTTTCTATTGCCATTATCTAAACATTGTAGGCTGTTGTATATTAAATCTACTGCCTGCTTGCATTTCTGCTTGGCGTCTCAGTCTTTCTTGATTTTCCCTCTCTTTATCCTTCTCTAACATTCTATCAAATTCTGCCTGAGTCATATCTCTTCTTGTACCATCACTCATAGGTACATTTCGCAATACTCGGTTTTGATCTAATTCGTATTTTCTTTTAAATAAATCTTTGAGACGCGAAATAGAAGCTTTTGATATATTAGGTATATCATCACGAAGTTTTACTTCACCTGTGGCTGTGATACTCTCAATCATGTCTTGATTTGTTAATGCTTCGCCATCTTGTATTGTTGCAAAGTCATTTAAAATATCATCAATCTGTGTCGTTACATTCTTATATTCCTTTGTGTCATCGTTACTCATGCCTTCCGTAGAATTTAGAAACATTCTTTTCTTTAACACATCTTGATACTCGATCTGCCCTTCCTTGTATTCTTTTATTAATGGGAAAAGCTCTTCACTTTGTTGAGTCCTCTGTATAGTCGCGGCAGTACCCGCATCTCTTGCCGCAAGCGTAGAACGTTGTTGATCAGGTGCATAGTCTGCCCCAATTTGTGCGATTGTTGTCCTAGCCTTTTGCTCCCCTACTCTTGCATCAAGTGTACCTTCTTCATATTTATTTCTCAGCCTGCGATTTTCATTCAATAACTGCTGTGCAACTTGTGACATTTCAAATGCAGATTTCTTCATCATCGCATTCTCCTGCGTAGTCTTACCCGCAAGCAATCCGTTTGCACGTTCCAAATCAGCAATACTTGCGTCACCGCTTTGTACCTTATCGAAGAGTTTCATATTCTTCTTATCGTAATCCTCGTCTCCGGTCATAGTGAGTTGCTGAACTATACTTGGATCTGCGGATAACTGCCCCTCTAGTGTTGCCTGAAGCTTGTTGCGCCTCTCCTTATTCAACCCATACTGCTGGATCATTCCGCCTATCTGAGAACCCAAATTCGCGAACATCTGCCCCTGGGTTTCCCCTGCCCTCGCGATGAGGTTGGCGGCATTCGCGGTTGATCCGAGCGCCGATCCGTAATTTCCTGAAAAGAATGGTCGTCTTGCCATGTTATTTGTCTCCTATTTTAGAAAATTTTAGGATTACTTAGTAACCCTCCGCCAATCGCACCCAAGCCTCCTAAGAGTCCCGCACCACGCGAAGCATCCGCCATTTGTTGCGCACCATACATACTTGCCTCATTCGCCGCCATCTGTGAAATAAATCCCAAACCCGATTCCGGGTTGAGATATTGCGGACCGCTCTGCAATCCGTATCCTGCTTGTCCGAACACTTGTCCGGCTTGTCCCAAGCTTCCACCACCCGCACGGTTTAAAAGAGCGGCAAATGGGTCCATCGTGGTACTCGCTTCCAAGCCAGCCAATCGCGTGGATGCATCAATAAATCCGGAAGTCTGAGCCTGACGCAAACGCTCGGCATCCATGTCCGCTCCGACTTGGCGAAGTTCCTGTTGCATACCTCTGCCCAAATCTCCACTTTGCAAGCCCGCTTCCTGTCCGAGTATTTGACTTGCGAATGCGCGGTTTTGCATACGGCGTTGATTGTCCTCTCTAACACGCGCTTGCGCTTCGGCAATTCCAAATCCCTTGTCAAAGGTTCTGCCCATCATGGTTGCCCTTGCCCTTTCGGCTTCGGCAATTTGTCGCTCTTCGCGCTCAGTCAATCCCTCATCTAGGGCCGAGCGGGCATCCCGAATGAGTCTTTGGCGGAGCGGATCGACCTGTATGGTTTCTCCAACTCTTGTAGCGCGTCCCGCATCCACGTCCGCTTGTGTCGCAGATTGTAAAACTCCCAAAAGTCCCGCATCTCCGGTGAGTTGGGTTTCCGCCGTGAACGTTGGGTCTTGAAAACCCGTCAGTTGCGCGGGTTGCGCCTGTGGACCCGCTTGGACTTCATCCATCGTAAGTCCTGCGGTTGCCGCTTGGGTTTCGAGTTTATTCATTGCATCCGCTCGAAGCGCATCCGCCGCTTGTTGACCATATTGATCAAGTGTACTTTGGTAGTCCTCTTCAATATCCCGAAATCCCTGGTTGAGGACTGCGAGTGGAGACTTGTCAACTTGATCGGAAGCAGGTTGCCCAACCAGGCGCTGTCTTTGCGCCTCAAGCACTTCCCGCGCACCCGCCAACGCTTCAGTCGTACCCGGACGATAATCTGCCATCACGTCTTGAAAACGACCCGACAAACGCTCGACGTCCGCAAGATCGGCTTCGCGTTGGCGGGATAAGTTTCCACGCTGAATGTCTTCGGCAAGAGCGGAAAGACCAAGGAAGTTTCCTTGCTCGTCAAAGCCCGCCTGACGCTCGGTGGGCAAGCCTGTTACGGGATCGATTGCTCCACGCCTGTCGCCCAACAGGTCGATCATGCCGTCACCTTCGCGGACGGTAATAGTTTCCCCCTCTTCTAAATTATCTCCGGTGTATGGATTTTGAAACGTGAATTTTTCAGGAACTGCGTCTACGCCATCTTCTTCAATTGTGTTACGCAAATCTTGAAAAGTTCGTGCAGTCGTCTGAAGCATTTCTTCAATATTGGCTCCGGCATCAAGTGTTTCAGCTTCGGTACGATTAAGAAGCATCTTCCCTGAATTGGGGTCCACGTTTGATCTGAAATTATGACCAGCAGGAGTCAGACCAGCTATTGGCTTGTAAAATTTGCCATCTGCTCCTGTCCAATATTGCTCACCCCCAACACGACCCGTTATTCCACCTTTTACAGTATCTAAAATTCCAAATTCGGGAGTGGTTCCGAACGTATGATCGTCTAAATTTCTTGGTGTTTGGGGTGCAGTCCCTGAAGTTAATTGCACAACCTGATACCTACCATCACCCGCCGTCTGCGGTTTACCATCCTCACCTTTGACAACCGCCTGATCAGGTATGCCGAACTTACCTGTTTCGGGGTCTTGCCTAACCTCAAACTCTCGCTCAGTACCAAGCAAAGTCTGACGTAGGACGTCGGTGTCTATCTGTGCGGTCTCACGACGAAGCGGGGCTTCGTACTCGCGTACCAATTCCCTGAGTCCACCTTCAAATTGACTGAAGTCTGCATCTCCTACTTTTGTCCCTGCTAACAAGGCAACTTGTGCCTCTAATGCTTCGCGCATTCCCTCGCCGTAGGTCGGTTGTGCCGGATAATTTATGTCAGGTGAACTACCCATTTTTATTTCCTCCTTCTGAGTATAGTTTCTAAATCGTAAAATTTTACTGGTCTATTTTTAAGATGTCTCATCCATCCGACCTTTTGCAGAGGGAACGGCATCAAATCGACCCAATCCATAATCCAGTCGTCGCCAACCGCAGTATGAACATACCAAGCATTTGGCCCCGTTACGCCCCATTGATCTGCTGGATGCGTGTCCAAGTCAGTCCTTACGGTCTTTGCTAAGATAAAAGATTCGGGAGTCTTATGAACATAGCCATAACCCATGTAAGCGGATATGTCTTTGAACATATCAAGTCCGCACTCCTTATAAAAGTTTTCGACTCTCATCAAAATATTCATGTCGATATATTCGCCCCCAATGCGACAACTTTCCAATTCGAACCATCACTCACCGCAACCGTTGCCGCGCCTGAGTTTCCATCCGTTACGAATATTATTTGTCCCGCAGGACTTGCGGATGGTACGCCAGCGACATTGTAAGTTTTCAGCGTAATCAGCGTGTCACTCATCGTTCCTCCGGTTATTGCAACCGCACCACTTCCTTGCGTGGCAATTGTGCCAAGGCCAAGGTTTGAACGCGCGGCGCTCGCGGAGGTTGCATTCGTACCACCATCGGCAATCGCAATGGGCGAACTCAAACCGCTCACCGTTCCACCCGTGATGGACACGTTGCTCTCGTCAATCGTGACGGTTGGTTCACCAAGTTGATTAAGCGCGGAGGCCGTGACGTCAACGCCCGTGGCAAAGGTAAACCCTCTCGTGACTGACGCAGTAATAGCCATTAGGCAACCGTCCTCCTTGCGTTCAATCCATTGGCAATCGCTTCCAAGGATATGTGTCTAAAGCTCGGTCTTCCCGCAGTTACGTCAATTTCAACGTTCGCTCCATATCCCCGAACTCTACCAGTTCCGAATCTAAACAACGCTTCTTCAGTCCCCGAAGCGGTATGCGAAAATACCGTGCTTGTAGTATCGGGATCAATCGTATTTACCTTGATTGTGAAGGCATCGGATGCCACGGTATTCGCTCCGACCTGTCCACGCCTCCAACGTTTGACGTCTACGCTATTGAAAGTAAACGAACGAGTCTTGAGTTTTCCCGCAATTGCAGTCGTTCCTGATTCCGAAGTCGATCCAATCTTGCGACCCGAATCATCGGCATTGTTTTCTTCCATTAGATAAAACCCCGTGTCATTACATGCGAAGAGTCTGCGCTTGGTCGGATTACTACCGTGTGAGCAAATTACCCAATCATCGACGTGAAAGGCTAAATCACCAAACATTGCAGGATAATCGTCTTTGCTTATCCATGTTGAAGTGAGAAGATCATAAACGAATATTGCATTTGGTACGGTCGAACTCTCCGTAGGTACTGCGATGTAATATTTGTTGTCATGTACGACTCCACATGATTTGTCCGCATGGGCAAAGTTGACCTTGTCAAACTCGTCTTGTATCGGGCGAGTCATCGGAATTGTTTCTCCGCTGATTTTTGAAATTGCGACTCCCAAACCTTTTGCCGGATCAGTACCTGGCGACAATACGATTACTCCATTATCGCTTAGAAAGAAAGTCTGTGGTCCGCTCTGAGCAATACTCTTGCGAGCTACGCATCCGTGCTGGCGGGTAATCTCGTAGGTATTTGCCGCGGACACGGTTGCAATGTTGTTAATCATGTGGATTGAGTTGCGCATGAACACAATCAACTGATCTTCCTGATATGGAAAGAATCCAACGAGTTTGTCCGCGCTTCCCTTATTGATTCTAAACTGAGCGTCTGCGGTCGTGTACTTGTCGGTGTTGAGCAAGTTACTCATCAAGACCGTATAGTTCGAATCCGTAGGTTGTGGAATGATCAAACGATTTCTGTGAAAAACTCCAAAGTCCGTATTTGGACATTGTATATTTCCTGCGCCTGGACTTGCATTTGCTTTGACTACAAAATCAGTTGGAGATGCAAAGTCTCCATCCCATTCCAAGGGAGTTTTGTTTTTGCCACGGAATAAAATTAATTTTTCCAATGACTGTACGAAGGATGCGCCATCCGCATCTGCGACTACCTCGCCACCGGGATAATCAATTGCAATGCCCGAATTGTTGGCATCGTTCCAAATGATTGCTTTTGTCTTGGTTGCGACCACTACAAACTCCTCGCCGCTTGCAGGGTCCGAGAAGATAGTTGATGTAAATACTCGCTCGTCTGACCCATTGTAAGTTAGGGTCAAACCTCCAGCCAAGAAATCGATTCCTTTGCGGGTTTCCGCCAAGTCTCCGGTTAGTCTCATATTCTCGCTAGTCTCAACGAATCCACCTTCCAAAGATGTGTTCTCAAGGTACGAATCAATACCACGAAATCCACGATCCCCATCGACAAGCGTGGGATCGTCAAGCGGACCATTTGGAGTGTAGCGTGGCATTACTTCTTGTTCTTTTTAATTTCCTGATAAAGTTTCAGGCTCATATACGCCAAGGTTACCAAGCCGACCAAGATGCCAATGACCGAGTCAAATGCGGACAAGCCGAACGTTGCGAGCGTTCCGCTCATGCCTACGAATGAAACCCGATC